TGCTTCCCGTCCTTCAAGTGCTCTTGTTGCCACTCGAGTTCCAAGGACCTCTTCGTATTGTATAGGTCTTCGGTCATTTGTAACCTCCTCATAGGTTATCCATTTACCAGTCTTACTAGTAAATCCATCTTTCTCCAGTTTTACCTCATTTTTTCCTAGTTTGTCAAGGATTGCTTTTTCAATAGCTATAGCCGTATCTTCACACTTAATCGTGAAATCAGCATAATAGCCACAATAACGGATTTGTATTCGGAAGTTTTTCATAAGTCTAATTTCTAACTTTATAGTCGAAATGAGGCGGAATTGTGTTCCGCCTCAAATCTTAATTTGTGGATTACGCTCCTGGTGTACCGAAAATACCTCTCCAGTCAGATGCGCCAAATACGTATCTTTCCCGAGCTTTGTATCTTACGTTACCAGTATCAAAATCACCTTCCATAGAAGTTTTAAGAGGTGCTCTATCGAAATGTTTCATTCCGTTAGGTACGTCTGTGATTAAGAAAAATGCATCAGTATCATTTAGATAGTGATTAACGAAATAACCTTCAGGGATCATTCCCATGTGTTTAAGTGCGTTAATGTCATTATCTGCTGTACCGACTCTGCCTACAGATTTCATCAATCTTTCAGCTACGAATTGCAGGTTAGTAGGTATTACTAATCTTTTCGCTTTTGCTGCAACTTTTAGACCACGTTCATCTTTAGTATTCGCAATGTCTATCATACATTGCTCTAATGATGTTTCGTTAAGGTCAGATGCGGTTGACAAAATGTTTGACTGATTACCAGATAACGTTGGGTGACTCGCAATCAATAATACTTGACCATCACCGTAAGTCGGATTACCCGTTCCAGTGAAGCCATTATTAAGGATGTTAGCACCTTTCGTATTCTTAGTACTCGCCATTGATCTTGCCAAAGCTTTTGTATAACGAGAAGCCAGTCTATCGTAGAGATTATCTTCGATAGCTTCTTCTGTTATTGAGAAAGCTAATGCAATTGTTTCCATCGTATATCTTGCAGTGTAAGTTTCCTGAGCTGTGTCGAAGCTTACGCCTTGACCTTCAGGTTTTACGCCTGCTTCACCGAATCCTGATAACATTACTTCTTCTTCAAAAGCTCTGTCTGAGGACTCAGTTGTAAAGATATCTTTGGTTTCGTCTGCGTATTGTTTATATTCCAACCCGAACAAGGCGTTTAAACCGGGCTCGAGCTCTTTAATTAGCTGCTGTCGTGATATTGCCATAGTCTATATTCCTTATATTGCGTAGTTGTAATAAACATGTTCATTGAATTTTACAATCCAATTAGAATTAGCCGCTGTTTCATCACTGTTAGAAGGGTCTTCAGAAACTCTTATAAGCGCGAACTGTCCAGTTCCACTATAAGAAGTTGCTGCGATTTCTTCTTTTGATCTACCATTAGTTACAGCTGCACCTGCAGTGTAAGCCATGTTGATCGATCTTCCAACATATGTTTGATTGATTGTACCTGAAGTTTGAACTTCAAATAAATCAGCGGGGTCATCATACACAAACGCTGTCGCGCCAGCCGCTGGTGATGTTGTTGCAACATCTCCGGGCCAGTAATTGTTGAACGTTGGTTTTCTAGTAGTTGGATCGACGTAGAAACAGCCATTAAAGATGCCCACATTACGTGCTGCATCAGTTTCAGATGAACCGATATATCCTTGAGGGATAACTCCGCCACCTTCATATTTAGCTGTACCGTCTCCGAATGTTACTACATCACCTGCATAAATAGCGCCAGTTTGGCCACTTTTTATAACATACTTTGATGTACCATTTGAAGTTGGTCTACTTCCGAGTCCGCCCACTTGTCTAAATCCAAACGCTGCGTCTTGGTTTGCCATATTATTACTCCTTGTGCCTATAATCTCAATGATTATAGACGGTTAAATAAAATCGATGGTGGGATTGCCCCTAAAAGAATTATTCTTTTTTTGTACCACCGAATTGTACACGAGACTGCCTTTCTTGTGAGATTGGCATACTCTTATGTTGTTCCTTCTTTAAATCGTGTTCTAAAGCTTCATTCGCATCTCGGGTCATATTTCTAAAATATTCATCACGAGACTTGGCGATTTCTTCAGGTATCCTTGCCAACACAAGGCCACCAACTCCGATCATTCCCTTATATTTCCCGTCAGTGATCACAGGATAGTCGGATCCAGCGTATTCATCAGCTCGGACTAGTTCCCAGCCGGTTCTGAGTTTACCTTGAACATTCTTGGTATCATCAAAACCCATTGTTTCTACTCTGATCCATCTATGCCTATAGCCATCTGGGGCTTTGGGCGCATCTAAAGATGATGGTGGAGTCCATACTTTTGGCCTTTCAGTTTTAGACCTAGTTTGACTCGCACGAGAAGTTTTATTATTTTCCATATTATGCTCCTTCCGTGTTTAATAATTGTTTCGCATATTCTTCGAGTGGCACATTCAATTTTCGTGCAATTTGCACTTGTGACGATGTGAGTTTCACATTTTTGCGCCCAGGTTTCACACTTCGTTTTACCGAAGCAACCGTCTGAACGGTCTTGGGCGTATCTTTACTTGTTTTACCAAATTTATGCGGAAAGTCAACTTTTATTCTTTTATCGATTTCTGCATAGTATTCATCGGATTTAGGATCAAAACCTTCTTTTTCCACTAAATCTTTATGAATCTCGAACGCCGTAAAAGTCATGGCTCGGTCTTGACCAAACCAATTATTTTTCGTTGCCCAATTTTCTGCTTTTTCATCCACTTGGGGAAGGCTCGGAGTTTGCTCCGGTGTTCCTCCACCATATGCAGGAGTTCTCGGCTCCTTTTCGTATTCTTCTCTTTTTAACTTTTGAGCTTCGATTGTACGAACATCACTAGTTAAAGCGCTTAATTCAGCTTGAGCTTCAACTTGTTTTGCCGTGTCTCCAGCTTCAATAGCTGTGGCTAATTTTCCTTTAACCGCATCCAATTGGCTTTTAACTCTAGTCTCTGAGTCTTTAAGATAAGTAGAATCTAGTTTTGCATATCTAGATTCCCATTGTTTTCGTTTATGCTCTACACCTTTTGCATATTCGACTGCAGCATCTTTCTGTCGTTCTGCCTCTCTCCATTTCTTAGTAAGTTTAGCAATTCTTTTATTAACAGTATCACTATATTCTTCTAGTTTTTCGTCTTGTTTTTTTTCAGGTTTGCTATCCTGAACATCAGGCTGCTCATCAGATTTCTCAGATGTGTCAGCGGACTCAGTAGTGTCTTCAGTAACTTTCTCATCTTTTACCTTTTCTGGTTCCGTAGCTATAACATTAGCTTTTTCTTTTTCTGCGGGTAACTCGACCTCGGCACCCGGACCCGTAGTGTCAATGTCTACCATTTTTTCATTTTTCTTTTCTTCTTCAGTTGGCATAGTTCCTCCTATGGTTATTATATATCATGCAAGATCTCATCTGGATCTTGTATTGTTGCCAGGACCTCATCTTCATTTAAGATCCTTACTTCTCCCCCCATAATTTTAAATCGTGATCCAGCATAACGTGCAAAGATCACCCATTCGCCTTTCTTACACCAAGGGCCTTCAGGGTAGCGTTTTTTATCCGCATAACAATCGGGTCCCATAGCTAATACTAAGCCACATACAGTAGCTAAGTGTTGTCTTTCTGCCGCTGTATCGGCTATATGAATTCCACCCTTTGTAACTCTTTTAGGTTGAAAAGGTAGAACTAAAATTCTCCATCCTGTTGGTTTAGGAAGTTTTTCTTTTGATGGTGGTTTATTACGATTTGCTTCTGCTTCTTCTGCAGCTTTTTTTAGATCAGGTTCTAAAGCTAATTTAACTTTTGGTATTTCCTGGTTCTTTGTCGATTCTAATAACGTTTCCGTCTTCTTCATGTAGCTCCTTTTTATTCAGCAGGTTAGAGATTTCCTGTAACACTGATTCCAGTGCACTGATTTGGCCTGTAATATATTTATATTTATCAAAGTTGTCAACCCCTCCAGAGGTGACATTAATTGATAAGGCAGCGAGCTGTTGTTTAATCGCTCGCTGTAATTTGTGTACGAATACGAATTCGTCCATTATTTTTTCTTCTTTTTATTTTTCTTACGCTTTTTCTTCTTCTTTGAACTTTTCAAAGAACGAATTTTTTGCTTAGCTTTGTTCTTTTTCACTTTTTTCTCCTTTTCTTTGTTTTTTTCTTTTTACCTACAGGTTTACTCCCATAAGCTTTTGTCCACTCTTTTGCAATCTTTGGTTCATTCTTCCAAAGATAACGTCTTTGTTTTTCTGACTTAAAAGGCATTATTTATTTTTCTTTAATCTTTTAATCTTTATCTTCTTTAAATATTCTTTTGTCAACTCTCTACCTAATGTAGGCTTAACCTTAAGGGTTTTCAATGGGTCTTTAATAGCTTTGCCATTCTTGATGGTCATTTCTTCCCTCCGTTTCTAAATATCTGAGTTCCCTTAATCCCAAAAACGCTAGCTACGACTAAAATCCACAAATTTGTAAACCATTTTGGCAAATTCGAGAAATACTCAAAGAATACATCTATCTTCTGCATAGCCGCCGGATCCTCTGTCCAGACCGACCAGGCGAGCACAATTATCGGGAGTGTTAATATCGCAAGAACGATTTCGTCCTTGTAATCGTTTTGCCGAGCTTCTAAAAGTTTACCCTGGTAAGATTCCTCACCTCGGGCCATCTTCTCTGCATGCATTAACTGTGCATCAGACATAGCCATTTTCGTACGTTGTCTGTTGGAATAAATTTTAGCGCCAGCTTGTAGGGCTATTTTTGCTAGACCAAACCAGGCCATATTAGAACCACTTAACTTTTGACTTTTTGTCCTTTAGCATTCTTCTTTGTCCACCAACTTGGTCTACTACAGGAATTTTTTCAGAAACTTTATATTCTTTTCCACCTTTTGCATAGCCATCCTTGTTGGTAAATTGTTTGAAGTTTACGCCTTTGTAAAAAGGTCTTTGTCCATTTGACATATTAGCTCCTTATTTTAATTCCACCTTTATAGTAATTATCTTCATTTAAATAACTTGAAAAGTCCGGAGTTTGAGTATTCAAAGCTTTAGCTAACTTGTTGCCGTGAGTTTGTATACCTACTCCACCACCATGAGTCATTTTAACTCGTGTAGCTAAAGGTTGGCCTTTTTTATTCATCTTCAGTTTATCTAATCGTGTTGTCACGATGCTTTCCTTTTCTTAGCCATTTTCTTAAACGTCTTAGCTAATGCTTTAGCACGCCCTGTACATCCTGGCTTAGTAATCGGTGTACATTTTCCTTTAGTGCCTCTAGCTTTAATGGATTTATTAACTTTTTGAATCCATTTGCCATTACCACCTTTTTTAAGACCTACACGGCCCCCTTTATTGTAACCTTTATTTAATTCGCTATGGATTCTAGAAACTTCATCTCTTCTATTTCTATTAGATCGTTCGCCTTCAACACGGCCTAATTCTTCTAATAAGTCCGTACGTCCACCACCAAATTTTAATTTAGTTCTTCCACCTTTATTATAGCCAACACGTCCGCCTTTGTTCATAACGGCACGTCCTAACCCATGTGTTTGTATTCCAAAACCAGCCATTTTAAATCCTATTTGTTAATTTTACTTGAACGACCAAACTTCTTTTTACGTTTTCCCCATTTGCCGTAAGACTCATCTCTTCTATCTTTAAAAGATTGTTTCTTGCCGGATTCTTTGCCGCGTCTAGCACTGATAGATTCATCTTCTCTATCTTTGTAGCCCTGTTTTTTTCTTTTTTTAACAGCGCCACCTTTTTTCATGCCTTCTCGGCCGTAAGGAAATCTTACTGAGTAAGGTCTTGTTCCAAAATCATCTCTCATATTTGTAACTCCTATTTATTTATTACACTA